GGCAAGGCATCGTGGTCGGAATGGTGGGACTGGATGCAGGAGACCACCGACGACCTGCCCGACCCCGAGAATCTGGCATCCGAATGGGATGACATGCCCGAGCTCGCGCCGCCGCTCATCGACGGCGTTCTCCGTCAAGGCCACAAGATGCTGCTCGCGGGGCCGTCCAAGGCGGGCAAGTCGTTCGCACTGATCGAGCTGACCATCGCCATCGCCGAGGGCAAAGGCTGGCTCGGCTTCGACTGTGCACAGGGCAGAGTGCTGTACGTCAACCTCGAGCTTGACCGTGCCTCCTGCCTGCACCGTTTTAGGGACGTGTACAGCTGCCTCGGCTGGAAGCCTGAGCACCTCGGCAACATCGACATCTGGAATCTGCGCGGCAAGTCCGTGCCGATGGACAGGCTCACGCCCAAGCTGATCCGCAGAGCCGTCAAGAAGGACTACATCGCGGTCATCATCGACCCGATTTACAAGGTCATCACCGGCGACGAGAACTCCGCCGATCAGATGGCGAACTTCTGCAACCAGTTTGACAAGGTGTGCACCGAACTCGGCTGCGCGACCATCTACTGTCACCACCATTCCAAGGGTGCACAGGGCGGCAAGCGCTCGATGGACCGCGCGAGCGGCTCCGGCGTGTTCGCCCGCGACCCGGATGCGCTGCTCGACCTCATCGAGCTGGAAGTGTCGGACGACCTGCGGGTGCAGATGGAGAACAACGCCGTCTGCCGTGTGTGCGGCGCGGCGCTCGAGGCAGCAGGAAAGAGCGACGAGGTATCGCAGGACGACCTGTGCAGCCAGCGTGCCGCCATGGATGCCTGCAAGCGGCTGCTCTCCGGCGTGGACTACAATCACCTGCTCGACCGCATTGCCGACACCCGGAAAGAGGTGCAGGCACGGACGGCGTGGCGCATCGAGGGCACGCTGCGTGAGTTCCCGAAGTTCCCGCCGGTCAACCTGTGGTTCGAGTTTCCGGTGCACCGGCTGGACGGCAACGGCGCTTTGCAGGACATCAATCCGGACGAAGCTGCTCCGGCATGGCAGCGCGGCGCAAAGGCCCGCAAGGGCAAGGCAAAGCAGGCGAAGCAGAGCAAGAAGGAAGCGTTCGACACGGCGTACAATGCCCTGTGCCTGGGCGGGGATGCGCCGACGGTGCAGGACATGATCGAATACTACACCGAGCAGAACGAGGACGGAGAGGTTCAGAAGCCGACTTCGAGAACCGTCTACCGGTGGATTAAGGATTATGGTTATTCGCTGGATAAGAATAGTGGAAAAATCTTGAATGACACGACCTGCGACATGACCTGAAAGTTAAGGTTATGACGCTTGCGACACAACCTGTGACACGACCTTACGGTTCAGGTCATGTCGTTAGTGACATAACCTGCGACACGACCTGAAATTATGGTCATGTCGAGAGTGACGACACGACCATATATATACTACGTATATATTTTTGGCAATGTCACAAGTGACACAACCAGGTGGGTCAGTGTGTGAACGCACTCACCATGTGAGGGGGCTTGAAAGGCGCCCCTCACAGATGGTTGGAGAGCGCACACACGACTGGACCCGTCGCGCGAGAGGAGAAAAGAAGAAAATGGTAACGCAGTTTTTCATGGCGATGCGCCCGCCGACGTGCACGGCGCAGGAGAAGCAGGTGCGCGTGGTGCATGGCAAGCCGCAGTTCTACGAGCCGCAGACGCTCGCCGCCGCCCGCGCAAAGCTGTGCGCTCACCTCGGGCAGCACCGGCCGGAACAGCCGTATACAGGCGGCGTGCGGCTCGTAGTGAAGTGGCTGTTCCCGCGAGGAAAACACCCGGACGGCAGCTACCGCACGACAAAGCCGGATACAGACAACCTGCAGAAGCTGCTCAAGGACTGCATGACCGCCGAGCACTTCTGGACGGACGATGCGCTGGTGTGCTCGGAGATCACGGAGAAATTCTGGGCGGACACGCCCGGCATCTGGATTCACATAGAGCCGGTGGAGGGCTGATATGGACTTTGAGGAGATGAACCAGCGGGCATACGACCGCAAACCCGAGCCGGACGGTCTGACACCCGCCGAGCGCATGATCTGGCTGGCGCTGCGGCTGCTGTATGAGCTGCACTTTCACGGCGGCCTGACCCGTGAGGAGGGCGTGGCGTATAAGCAGGAGCTGAAAAAAGATTACGAGCGTAACCTCGCGCAGGAGGCCGAGTGGCTGCGTGCCGGTACGGCGCTCAAACTGCTGCGGCAGAACGAGAACCCCGAGGTGAAGAAGATCGTCGGGGAAGTTGAAACGATGTTTTGAGGAGGAGAACCATGGCGAAGTGTAAATTTTGCGGGGAGCCGGTTAAGGCTGCACCGGTGGCTCATGCCGAGTGCATGGAGAAGCAGCTCAATGACATGGAACAGGATATGCGGCTGCTGGTGTCCGGCGATGCAGACCCGTGTGAGATGTGCGCGCACTGCTGCGCCGACGGTAAGCCGGTGTACCGGCCTAACGAGGAGTACATGGCGTTCTGCGATAAGTGCGATGAGGATTATAGTGATTTTGTCTGGAGGGGTCGTAATGAGGACAGCTGAACAGGCGATGTCGGACTACCAGTTCTTCAAGTCGCGTGGCATCTGCCCGCAGTGCGGAAAAGAAAAGGCTGCACCCGGTCGTGTGTGCTGTCTGAACTGCCTTGACAAGCAGAATATACGCAGATTAGTGCGATGGGACAGCATGACCGAGGAGCAGAAAGAGCAGGTACGCAGCCGTGTCCGTCAGAGCGGCAAGGCGCTCTACAAACAGCGTAAGGCGGCGGGACTTTGCGTGCGGTGCGGCAAGCCTGCACAGAAAGGCTATGTGCGCTGCTATGAGTGCAACATCAAGAATACGAATTGTACACGCCGCCGCAGAAACCGCAAGTTGAGCGCCAAAGTACCCGGGATCTGCTGCTGGTGCAGCAATCCGGTCAAGCCCGGCTTTAAGCTGTGTCAGGCGCATTACAACCGTCAGGTGGAAATCCTGAATCAGGCACGGAGCAGCAGTGCGGTCAAGGAGAGCGTAGCCGTTCTGTGGAAGATGATCAAAATGCCGCAGAGGCACTGAGAGGAGAATGAGGCATGGAGAAAAAGAAAATCAAAAACCTGCACGTTCGTGTTAGCGGAGGCGTAAACGTATCGGGATCGTCGTTTCTAGTTCCGAAGATGTTCGACTGCATCATCACCAACGATGAGATCGGCAAGACACTGAGCATCAACGACGGCAATGTGCAGTTCACCATTCCGTTTGAGCCGATCGAGCGGTATTTGAAGTAGGAGGAAGCTATGAAAGCAATTCGTAAAAAGCCCGGCGCACAGCCGGAAATTATTGAAGTAGACAATACGCTGGCAGCCTTGCAGCAGGAGGTCGGCGGCTACATCGAAACCGTAACGATTGCATCGGATGCCGTCGTTATCTGCAACGAGGAGGGACGTCTGCGCGGAATGCCGTACAACTGCCGGTTCTTAGGCGTGGATTTCGTCGGTCCGATCCTCGTGGTCGGCCGTAACAAGGACGAGTTCTGCGATGTGCCGGAGGCTGACTTCCTGATGTATCATCTGCGAGAGGAGACGGGTCATGACAATCACTGATTTGCTGGTCAATTTGGACTGTATCCTGTGGCTGGTTCTGTTCTTCATTGTGCTGCACCGGGTCAACTTCTGGGACGGGAAATTCCGTGAGCTGCACGAGGAACTGACGCGAACGATTCGAGAGGAGGACAAGGAATGAACGATTTCAGTGGCCCGGTAGATAAGAAAACAGCGAAAAACCTGCTGAAACTATGCAGGAAGACCATTCCGGTTATGACACTGCTGGACGCATACACCATTCAGGCTATTCTGCATGGAGCGGAACGGCGTGCCAAAGAGAGGGAGGACACCCATGACGATTAACCAGGCAATCCGCATCCTCGACCCGGAAACCTCGGCCGAGGCGTTAGGAGAGATCAAATACTATGGCGGTCTGCACGGCCGCGAGAAGATGGTCGCCGCCTGCGACGAGGCCTGCCGCGTGGCGGTCGGCATCATGCGGAAATATCAGGAGGAGAACAAGGACAGTGACTGAATACAGCTGCAAAGTACGGCGCTATTTAGCATGGAGGTACGGCGATGAAGAAAAAGCGTGTCAATCCGCACAGGCGTCCGGCGACACTGGCGGACAGCGTTTCCAAGGGCTATGTGTCGATCGCCGATCTCGAAAAGGAACTCGAAGACTACGGAATCACGTTGAGGTAGGATTATGACAACTAAGGATTGGCTGAACCGCGGGTGGGCACTCGACCGCGAGATTACGGCTTTGGAGAGTGCCAAGCGCCGGGCATATGACCGCTGTGTGTCAGGCGTGGCATCGGTGAGCGGTGCACCGGGCGGCGGCGGTGCCTCAGACGGCGGCCTGAGCCGCTACGCCGATTTTGCCGCGCGCATTGATGCCCAAATCGACAAGCTGATTGACATCAAGCAGGAGATTGCGGACGTTATCGCGCAGGTGCCGGATTCGTCGCTGCGTGCGCTGCTGGTACGGCGGTACATGAATTTTGAGAAGTGGGAGGTTATCGCCGTCTGTCTGAACTATTCCCGCAGGCAGGTAACACGGCGGCACGGGCAGGCGCTGAAAGAGGTCGGCAGGATTCTCGCTGAGAATGATGTCCTTTAATGTCCCACTAAGTCATGCTATACTGGTATCATGAAGTTCAGCGGGAATGAAACTGAGGTCCCGCATTTCTCCTGCTTCATAGCATTGGAAACACCTCCGGAAAGGCACTCTTGGAAACAAGGGTGCTTTTTCGTGCCCGAAAGGAAGTGAAACCATGACAAGCAAACAGAAACGGTTCGTCGAGGAATACCTCATCGACCTGTGTGCCACGCAGGCGGCCATCCGTGCCGGATACAGCCCGGAAACCGCCGGGTCTATCGGCTCGGAAAACCTGCACAAACCTGAAATCCGCGCGCGCATTGATGCCGCCATGGCGGAGCTGTCCCGCCGGACGGGAGTCAATCAGGAGCGCATTGTGCGTGAGCTGGCAAAGGTGGCGTTCGTCAACGCTGCCGATGTGGTGGACTTTGAGAATGCTAAGCTGCTGCCGAACGCCAGCGCGGACGATACCGCCGCCATTGCATCGGTCAAGGTCAAGCAGATCCCGACCGATGCCGGGATGGGCGTGGAGCGCGAGATCCGCATGGCGGACAAGCTCAAAGCACTCGAGCTGCTCGGCAAGCACCTCGGTATGTTCACCGACAACGTGCACCTGACCGGAGATATGGGGGTGCAGATTATTGACGACATTCCCGACAGCGGAACAGGTTAAGCTGACCGACGTCATCGCGCCGTCGTTCTACGAGGTGCACCGCGACATCGCCGCAGGCGGGCACACCTACTACAAGCTGGACGGTGGGCGCGGTTCGGTCAAGTCTACGACCATCGGCTCGGAGATCATCCTCGGCATCATGCGCGATGCACAGCACGGCATTTTGTCCAACGCGGTCGCATTCCGCCGCTACAAGGAACAGCTGCACGACAGCGTGTTCGAGCAGCTCCTGTGGTGTATTTCTAAGCTGGGCGTAGAAAGCCAGTGGAAGGCCACTGTAAGCCCGCTGCGGCTGACCTTCATCCCGACCGGACAGGTGATTCTCTTTCGCGGTGCGGACAAGGTCAAGAAAGCCAAGTCCATCAAGGTGTCGAAGGGTTATATCAAGTACCTGTGGTTCGAGGAGCTGGATGAGTTCGAGAACCCGGAGAAGATTCGCTCGGTGCAGCAGTCGGTCGTTCGAGGCGGCGAGGCATTCGTTGTGTTCTACTCGTACAACCCGCCGAGGTCGCAGCGCAACTGGGTCAACAACCCGGCAAACTGGCAGCGGCCCGATCTGCTCGAGCACCACAGCACCTACCTGACCGTGCCGCGGGCCTGGCTCGGTGAGCAGTTCATCATGGATGCCGAGCACCTGCGCGACACAAACCCGGCTGCCTACGAGCATGAGTATCTCGGCAAGGTGACCGGCTCGGGCGCTGAGGTGTTCGACAACCTGCAAAGCCGCCGCATCACCGACGAGGAGATCAGCCGCTTCGACCGCATCTACAACGGCGTGGACTGGGGCTTCTACCCGGACCCGTGGGCATTCAACCGGATGCACTATGATGCCGCACGCCGCACGCTGTACATCTTCGGGGAGCTGACCCGGTACAAGCAGGGCAACCGCGCAACCGCCGATGCGCTGCTCGCGTTCGGCCTGACCGGTGCTGACCGCATCACGGCGGATTCTGCCGAGCCGAAGTCCGTGCAGGACTACAAGAACTACGGCCTGTTCTGCCGCGGCGCCATCAAGGGACCCGGCAGCGTGGACTACTCGCACAAATGGCTGCAGTCGCTCCGCCGCATCGTCATTGACCCGGTACGGTGCCCGGACACCTGGAAGGAGTTCAGCGAGTACGAGTACGAGCGCGGCGCGGACGGCGAGATCACGGCAGGCTATCCCGATGCCAACAACCACCACATTGATGCGGTGCGGTACGGACTGGAACCTGTCTGGAAGAAACGAGGTCAGTGATGTTACAAAGATTTTTAACATGGATTCGAGGTGTTTTCACAAAAATGCTGCATATCAACGATGCAAAACGCTCGCTCAAGGTCGATGTGGCCATCAGCACGGAGATGCAGGCCGCCATTGACCAGTGGGCGATGATGTTTATCGACCGTGCGCCGTGGCTGGACGACACGACCCAGAGCCTCGGCCTGCCTGCCGCCATCGCGGGCGAGATTGCCCGCCTGACGACCGTTGAGCTGGAGAGTAGCATCACCGGCAGCGCACGCGCAGACTACCTGCAGGGCGAGTACGAGCGGGTGCTGAACGAACTCCGCAGTCAGGTCGAAACAGCGGCCGCAGGCGGCGGTCTGGTGTTCAAGCCCTATGTGGACGGCGAACGCATTGCCGTGGACTGTGTTCCGGCGTGGCGCTTCCTGCCGACGGCGTTCAACAGCCGCGGCGAGGTGACGGGCGCGGTGTTCGTCGAGCAGGTGACCAAGGGCAAGACCTACTACACGCGCATGGAGCACCACCAGCTGACCGACGACGGCTACACCATCCGCAATCTGGCTTACTCGTCGCTGTCGCAGGGCACGCTCGGCAATCCGTGCAGCCTTGCCGCCGTCGATGAATGGGCAGACCTCGAACCCGAGCTGACTATCCGCTACAAGGACGGCACCGCGCCCGAGGGCGTGCTGTTTGCGTACTTTCGGCTGCCGTTCAGCAACACGGTTGACCCGGAAAGCCCGCTCGGTGTGTCGGTGTACAGCCGCGCCGTCGGTTTGATTCGAGAAGCCGACCGCCAGTACAGCCGCATCCTGTGGGAGTACGAGGGCAGTGAGCTTGCCATCGATGCCAGTCAGGGTGCCTTGCAGGTAAGCGGTCCGGACGGCAGACCGGCAACGCTGCCGCCGCGCAGCAAGCGCCTGTTCCGAGAACTCGCAATCGACCAGGGACAGAGCGGCGATCTGTACAAGGTGTTCAATCCGGCCATCCGCGACACCTCGCTGTTCAACGGACTGGACAAGCTGCTCAAGCGCATCGAGTTCAACTGCAACCTCGCTTACGGCACGCTGTCCGACCCACAGGCTGTGGACAAGACCGCCGAGGAGATCAGGAGCAGCAAGCAGCGTTCCTACTCCGCTGTGTGCGACGTGCAGAGAGCCTTGCAGAGCGCACTCGAGCATCTGGTCTGGGTGATGGACTTTTACGCCAGCCTGTACAAGCTCGCGCCGATGGGCGAGTACGAGGTCAGCTTCAGCTGGGGCGACGGCGTACTGCAGGACACCGACAAGGAATATATGCGCCGCAAGGAACTGGTAGACAGCGGCTACCTCTCGCCGGAGAAGCTGCTCGCGTGGTACTTCGGTATCTCGGAGGACGAGGCCAAGTCGTTCATGCCTGCGGCATCGCCGCCGCTGTTCGGGGAGGAGTAAGCCATGCTCACGCCGGAATACCTCCAGCGGCTGCCTGACAGCGTGGTGGAACTCTACGCACAGGCCGAGGCGGACATTCTCGCTGACATGGCACGGCGCATCAACGGCTTTGACCTGTTCATTCCGTCCGCGCAGTACCAGATGGAGCGGCTCGAGGAGATGGGCGCACTCCGCAGGGACATCATTTCCAAGCTGTCTGGCCTGACCGGCAAGAGCCGCAAAGAGATTGCCTCCATCATGCAGGAGGCAGGCGTGGAAACGCTCTCAGCTGATGAGAAGATTTATCAGGCTGCCGGTCTGGTCGGCAAGTCGGAACTCTCGCCTGCGGTGCAGGAGGTGCTTTCCGCCGGACTGCAAAAGACGGGCGGCCTGTTCCGCAACCTCACAAAAACAACAGCCAACACGGCCACACGGCAGTTCGAGAACGCGCTCGACCGCGCCTATATGCAGGTGACGAGCGGTGCATTTGACCCGAACACAGCGGTCAGGAGCGCCATCAAGCACCTTGCGCAGCAGGGTGTCGGCGCGATCACCTATCCAAGCGGGCACGTTGACACGCTTGAGGTCGCGGTGCGGCGTGCGCTCGTTACCGGCGTCAACCAGACGTGCCTGCAGATGCAGGAGGCCAGAGCCGATGAACTCGGGTGTGATCTGGTGGAAACCACCGCGCACAGCGGCGCTCGACCCTCTCACGCCGAGTGGCAGGGGCAGGTGTTCAGCCGGTCGGGCAAGAGCCGCAAGTACCCGGATTTCGTGCAGGTGACCGGCTACGGCACCGGCGAGGGACTGGGCGGCTGGAACTGTTCGCATTCGTTCTACCCGTTCTTCGAGGGACTGCCGAGAACCTACTCGGACAAGCTGCTCGACAGCTACAAGGCGAAGAACTACGAGTACAACGGCAAGTGCATGACCGAGTACGAGGCACTCCAGACCCAGCGCGGCATTGAGCGCAAGCTGAGGCGCTGGAAGCGCGAGAATATCGCCATGAAGGCCGCCGGACATGATACCACTGAGAGCGCGGTCAAGATCGCCCAGTGGCAGACCGTGCAGAAGGATTTCCTCTCGCAGACCGGACTGAAACGCCAGCGCGACCGGGAGCAGATTGCAGACTGGAGCCGCAAGGCAGCGGCGCAGGCAAGCGGTTCGGCTCATTCGGCACAGCGCAAGGCCAACCGGTATTTCTCACTCAGCGGTCCGGAGGAAAATCTGCGGGAGTACCTGAAAGAGAAACCAATCATTGACCTGCTGGAACAGCAGGGTGTAGAATACAAGCAGAGGATCAGCGAAAAGGAGATCATCGTTTCTGCCGGTGCGCCGAAGATCGTGAGCGAAAGCGCTCATGCGGCGGAGAACCGTGCGGTCAAGACCGACCGTGCCGACATGACGGCAGAACGCGCACAGTCCTTTGTGGACAGCGCCAAGCTGACCCTGTATCAGCCGGAACGCCAGACCTTGAAATTCATGGCGGAGGATGGCTACGCAGTCCTGAACTTTGACCACAAGCTGGTTACCGCTGTTCCGCAGAAGTGGCGGAAGAAGTACGACGATTATCTGGAGGAGAACCAATGAAAGCACGAGAACCCGCCGAAAGGCACTTTTGTCCGCTGTTTCAGCGTGAGATAAGCTGGGGCGGCGCAGGCGGCTGCTATGAGGTGCAGGAAGTCCGAGAGGACAATATGGATGCCGAACTGCTGCCCGAACCGTTTGACCTGAACAAAGCAGATGCCGCGTGCGCGAAATGCCGCTGGTACCGCGTAAGCGAACCGAATACCTAAGCCGCCAAGCGAAAGCAAGGCGGTTTTCTTATACCCAAAACCGCGAACAAGCCGCCGACAAGGCGGTTTTTTCATACCCAAATTCGCCAGTGCCGGGCGTAAACGGGCACACCGCAGGAGGATGCGACCCTCGTAAAAAAGCGTAGCGGAGGAAGGACAACGCATGAAACGCGAATTTCTCGAAGGTCTGGATCTGGGCGAGGGCGCAAAGCTGCCCAAGAGCGCCATTGACGCCATCATGGCCGAAAACGGCCGCGACATCGAGGCAAAGAACAACCAGATCACGACCCTCACCACCGAGCGCGACGGCCTGAAAGAGCAGCTCACCACCGCCAACGACACTATCAAGTCCTACAAGGATATGGACATCGAGGGCGTAAAGGCCAAGGCCGACGAATGGGAATCCAAGTATAACACGGACACCCAGACGCTCAAGGATCAGCTGGCGGCAGCGGAATACGGCTTTGCCGTGAAGGAAGCGACCGCCGCGCTGAAATTCTCCTCGGAGAGCGCAAGGAAAGCCTTTGTGGCCGACCTGACCGCGAAGAAGCTGCCGGTTCAGGAGGGCAAACTGCTGGGTCTGGAGGATTTCACCAAGACCTATCAGGAAACCGATCCGAATGCGTTTCTGCCGGAGAACGACGACAAGACCCCGATCGCTACCAAGGGCGGCAGCGGCGGCGGTCCCGCAACCGGCTCGGATGCGCTGCGTGCAGCGTTCGGGCTGACGACTAAGAAGGAGTAATGATTTATGCCTAATGCAATCACTCTCGCGCAGCAGTTTGTGCCGCTGCTCGACGAAACCTATCAGCTGGCCTCGCTGACCGCCGATCTGGACGGCAATGCCGATCTGGTACGCCAGGGCGCGAATGCCAACGAGCTGATCATCCCGATGCTGTCCATGCAGGGTCTGGGCGACTATTCCCGCAACGACGGCTACGTCAAGGGCGATGTAACGCTCACCAACGAAACGGTCAAGTGCAACTTTGACCGCGGCCGTATGTTCACCGTGGACACGATGGACAACCTCGAAACCGCCGGTATCGCGTTCGGCCAGCTGGCGGGCGAGTTCATCCGCACCAAGGTAGCACCCGAGGAGGATGCGTTCCGCTTCGCCCAGTATGCGGGCAAGACCGGCATCTCCAAGGTGGCTGCCGGTGCATCGCTTGCGGACGGTGCAGCCGTTATCGCGGCGCTGCGTGCCGCCATTACCAAGATGGACGAGGACGAGGTGCCCGCAAACGAGCGCTATCTGTACATCACGCCGCTGCTGCTCGGCTATGTGCAGGATATGGACACCACCAAGAGCCGCGAGGTCATGCAGAATTTCGCCAAGGTGGTCAAGGTGCCGCAGAGCCGCTTCTACACTGCCATTGAGCAGAAGTCCGGCAAGACCGGCGAGGAGGCAGGCGGCTACGCCAAGGCCGAAGGCGGCAAGGACATCAACTTCATGATCCTGCACAAGCCTGCGCTGATCCAGTTCTCCAAGCACATCGCGCCCAAGATCATCGAGCCGGGTGCAAACCAGGACGGCGATGCGTATAAGTTCGGCTACCGTCAGGTGGCTATCGCGGACGTGTACAAGAACAAGGTCGCAGGCATCTACCTGCACCACAAGGCAACGTAAGGAGGCCATTATGGGTAAGATCGTAGGTCTGGTGTTCGAGGATGAGCCGGTCTACACCTGTCCGCACTGCGGCAAGGTATACAAGACCGAGGAATCCCTCGAGAAGCACCTGAAGGACAAACACACCGAGCCGGACGGCACTCCGGCACCGTAAGAGAGGAGGAAACCGCCGTGCTGACTGTTGATTACGATTTTTACTGCGGTGTATTTCATGGAAAAATGCCGCGCGAGGACTTTGAACGGCTGTCCGTCTATGCAGCCGCATACCTCGATGAGGTGACAATGAGCCGCACGGCGGACACTCTGACCGCCGACGTCGAGGAACGCGCCAAGCGGGCATTCTGTGCCGTGGCGGATGCCTACCTGCTGAATGAGCAGGGCGGAGGTATTGCTTCGGAAACCAACGACGGCGTTTCCGTCACCTATGTGGCGGGCATCAGCAACTCAACAAAGTCCGAAGGCCGCAGGCTGTACGAAGCAGCGGCGCTGTTCCTCGGTCCGACCGGCCTGCTGTACAGAGGGGTGAGGTAATGCTCTACTGCAACGATGTTATCACGCTCATCAAGTACGACGGCGAGGGCTACACCGTGAGCACGCTTTCCGGTGTGAGCTGGTACGACCGCACCCAGGTCAAGACCGAGAACGCCGGTCTGGTATATGCGAACAGCGTGAAAGTCCGGATTCCGGCGGCTGTGCTGAAAGACGGCGCACCGCTGCCCGAGGTGGGTGACCACATCGTACACGGTGCACTGCCGGACGGTACAGCGCTCGAACGTCCTGCCGATCTGGCACGGCTGCACGCCCGCAAGGTGATGGCTGTGGCAGACAACCGCCGCGGCGGCATCCCTCATGTGGCGGTGGTGGGACAATGAAACTGAGCATCAGGACCGACATCAAGCCGGAAACCATTCTGCGGGCACGCGGCCTCGGCAGCGACAACGCTGCCCAGAAAATGCTCGCGCAGACCGTTGTGCGGCTGTGCGACCCATATGTGCCGATGAGCAGCGGCTCCGGCGCACATATGAAAACCGCGTATACCATCGCGCCGGACGGCTCAAGCATCACCTACCGAGGGCCGTACGCACACTTCCAGTACGTCGGTGAGATCATGGTCGGCACACGTTCCGGTTCGCCGTGGGCGAAGTCCGGCGAGAAGAAGGTCGGCGCAGGGCGTGCGCTCAGCTACAACGGCGCACCGATGCGCGGCAGGGACTGGGACAAGCGCATGATGGCCGACAGAGGCGACGAGGTCGTGAAAGCCGTCGCAAGCTATGTAGGAGGCAAAGCCAAATGAGCATCATTGAAGCGGTACGCAAGTACCTGCAAACCTGTCCGCTGCTGAAAGGCGGCACGCTGAACGTGGATTTCCTGCCGCCGGAGGCCGCAACCTACTCGGTGGACGTTGTGCCGGTAAAGCCTGTCCTCAAGGCGTACATGGACGGATCCAGCCAGCGGCAGTTCCTGTTCGTGCTGGCGACCCGCACTTATTACGGCGAGTTTGTCCGCCAGCAGCTCGACAACCTGTGCTTTTTCGAGGAGTTTGCCGAGTGGCTGGACAAGCAGAACCGAACCCGTTCGTTCCCTGATCTCGGGGACGGACGAAACGCGCGAAAACTGGAGGTCACGACCTCTGGCTATGTTTTCGCACCCGATACGGACACGGCACGGTATCAGATCCAGTGCCGCCTGTCCTATTTCCAGAAAGGAGAACGATAAATGAAACTTTCCGAACTGATGAAGAATCACACGCCGAGCACGAGCTTTGAGGGCTTCGTGACAAACGATGACTTTGTCCTTGCGGTGGACTGCTCCGCCGACGGCAACGCTGCGAGCGCGGCAGACTACGCCGTGGTGCAGATCGGTGTATCCGGCCTGGATGCACAGCTCAACCCGGTAACGCAGGACAAGCAGTACATCCGCGCAGGCCAGTCCACCACAAAGACCGGCACGCAGCGCAGCTTTGCCGTTTCCGGTGACCGCTATGTGGGCGATGATTTTCAGGACTTTGCACTGTCGCACGCCGTTAAGTACGGCACCGGCAACAGCGTTGTCCGCGACTACGTTTATTTCTGCCTGCTGAACGGTCAGGGCGAGAAGGGCAAGTGCTCCATCATCGTCAACTCGGACGGCGCAGGCGATGCCGGCGAGAGCAGCGAGATCGACATCGAGCTGAAGAAGTCCGGCGATGCACCGGCAAGCTACACCTATTCCGCAGCAGGTTAAGGAGGAGTAAAACATGGTTTTCCGCAATATTGAGGTCGATTTTGACATCTACGATGCAGACACCGCCGAGGTGTACGAGGGTGCGGTGCAGACCGTGCTCGAGAGCGCTGTGCCCAAGGAGGGCGAATCGCTTGCCGACGGTATCCGCCGTCAGTGCAATACCGTGTTCGCGTTCTTCGACACGCTGTTCGGTGACGGCTTCCACAAGGAGCTGTTCGGCCAGCGCACCAACATGGTGGAGTGCCTGCAGGCATTCAAGGAGTTCCTCGAACTCGTTTCCAAGCAGCGTGAGCAGCTGACCGCCCTCACGGCGGAGATCCAGTCCGCGCAGACGGCTGCACCCAACCGTGCTGCCCGCCGTGCTGCACCGCGCCGCCTGCCGTCGTGAACATTCTGACCGAGGAGCTGCCGGTATGTGTGGAGGTGGGCGGCAGGCGCTGTCCCATCCACACCGCGTTCCATGTGTGGGTGCGGTTTGAACTTGCCATGCAGGACGCTGATCTGTCGGACACGGACAAGGTACGGACGGCGCTCGAGCTGTGCTACCCGACCGTTCCGGCCGACCTCGGTGCGGCGCTGGATGCGCTGCTGTGGTTCTATCGCTGCGGCGAGGACAGCCCGAAAGAGGGCAAGGGAAGCGGCGGCACACATCACAGGAAAGCGTACTGCTTTGAGCAGGATGCAGACTACATTTACGCCGCGTTCCTGTCCTGCTACGGCATCGACCTGACAGACAGCAATATGCACTGGTGGAAATTCCGTGCGCTGTTCCGTGCCTTGCCGCAGGAGTGCGAGCTGGTCAAGATCATGGGCTACCGCACGGCGGACCTCAAGGGAATGCCCAAGGCGCAGAAGAAGTTCTACGAGAAGATGCGGAAACTCTATGCCCTCACGAACAGTCGCAGCGTAGAAAGCGCAATGAGCCTTGCCGAGCGCGACCGGCAGATGCAGGAATACGTTGCACGCCGGTTTAGGGAAGCGGGTGATACCCATTGAGAAAGTAAAAGTAAAATGTCCTTTTTGCGGCTATTCTATGCCGATCCAGTACGAGCCTAAGACCGCCCAGTGCTCCGGTATCTGGGTACGGTGCAAGGGCCGGAAGTGCAAAAAGGAATTTGAAGTGATTATCAACACCAAGTAGCGCCAGAGTGCCGATGGTGTCCCGTAAAAGAGGTGACACTATGGCCGATGGCTCGGTTATTATTGACATTAAGGGCGATTCCAGTGCGTTTCAAAAGACATTAGGCGGACTGAGTTCGCTGGCAGGCGGCGCCCTCAAGGGTGTCGGCACGGCAGTGGGTGCCGCAACGGCTGCTGTCGGCGGTCTGGCTGCGGCGGCCATCAAGGTCGGCAGCGGCTTTGAGAGCAGTATGTCGCAGGTGGCAGCCACCATGGGCATCACGACCGACGAGATCGCAAACGGCAGCGCAGACTTCGAGCTGCTCAGTCAGGCGGCCAAGGATGCCGGTGCGACGACCGCGTTCTCTGCATCGCAGGCTGCTGAGGCACTCAACTACCTCGCCCTCGCCGGTTACGACGCCCAGACGGCGGCGGACGCTCTGCCCGCTGTCCTAAACCTTGCAGCGGCGGGCGGTATGGATTTAGCATACGCCTCTGACCTGGCAACCGACGCCATGTCGGCGCTCGGCATTGAGGCGTCTAACGAAAACCTGACCAAGTTCGGTGACCAGATGGCGAAAACCGCCAGCAAGGCCAACACCTCGGTCGCACAGCTCGGTGAGGCCATCCTCACCGTCGGCGGCACGGCAAAGAGCCTTGCAGGCGGTACGGTCGAGCTGAACGCTGCACTCGGTGTGCTCGCCAACCGCGGCATCAAGGGCGCAGAGGGCGGTACGGCGCTGCGAAACGTCATCCTGTCGCTGTCCGCGCCGACCGACAAGGCCGCCGATGCGATGAACTCGCTCGGTCTGAACGTCTACGATGCGGCAGGCAATATGCGCCCGCTCAACGAGGTGTTCAAGGACCTCAACGAGTCCATGGCGAACATGACTGAGGGCGAAAAGACCAAGGTGCTCAGCGAGATCTTCAACAAGGTTGACCTCAAATCCGCGCAGGCGCTGCTTGCGGGCTGCGGTGATGAGTTCGACAACCTTGCGGATGCCATCGCAAACAGCGGCGGCGCCATGCAGGACATGGCAGACACCCAGCTGGACAACCTGCAGGGCGACATCACCATTCTGCAGTCCGGCCTTGAGGGTCTGGGCATTGCCGCCTACGAGAGCATGAACGGACCGCTGCGCGAGAGCGTGCAGCTTGCCACCAGCATGGTCGGTGAAATCTCGGATGCGTTCTCCGAGGGCGGTATTACTGCTGCTGTAGGCGCGGTCGGTGATGCGCTGGCACAGATGGTGTCCTACATCGCCGGTCTGGCACCGCAGATGATAAACGCAGGCGTGCAGCTGCTCACCTCGCTTGTCACGGGCATTCAGTCGAATCTTCCGGCGCTGGTGACGAGCGCACTGGGCATTGTGAACGCTCTGGTGAACGGCATTGCGACAGTCCTGCCGCTGCTGGCGACAACCGCAGTGCAGATCATCACCGCGCTGGCGAACGGTCTGGGTACGGCTCTGCCGACCCTGCTGCCCATCGCGGCACAGGCCATTAACGAACTGGTGCAGGGACTTGTTGCAAACATTCCCGTGCTGGTGGCATCGGCGGGCACGCTGCTGAACGGCTTTATCGAGGGCGTTTTAGCGGTGCTGCCGACACTGGTCGAAGCAGCCATCACGCTCATCGAGGGACTGGCGGAGGGTCTGATTGCCGCAATCCCGGTGCTGGTGGCCGCTGTACCGACCATCATTGACGGTCTGGTGTCCGTTCTGGTCAGCGCCGTGCCGCAGATCGTGCAGGCCGGCATTACACTGCTGACCGCACTCGTGCAGGCGCTGCCGACCATCATCTCGACGATTACAGCCGCACTGCCGCAGATCATCAACAGCATCGTGACAACACTCGTCAGCAACGTGCCGCAGATCGTGCAGGCCGGTATCACACTGCTGGTAGCACTCATTCAGGCATTGCCGACGATTATTTCGACCATCACAGCAGCCTTGCCGCAGATTATCACGGCTGTTGTCAGCACACTGGTTTCCAACGCGCCGCAGATTGCACGCGCCGGTGTGCAGCTGCTTGTGGCGCTCGTCCGCAACCTGCCGACCATTATCAGCACCATCGTTGCCGCTGTGCCGCAAATTGTTTCTGCGATCGTCGGCGCGTTCCGGGGTCTGATGGGTTCGATCACGTCCATCGGCGTGCAGATTGCACAGGGTGTCTGGCAGGGTATTTCCTCGATGGCAGGCTGGCTCAGAAGCAAGGTCAGCAGTTTCTTCTCCGGCATCGTGAACAGCGTTAAGGGTCTGCTGAAGATTCACAGCCCGTCCAAGGTGTTCGCCGAGATCGGCAAGTTTACCATGCTCGGCTTTGCCGCCGGTATGGAGAAAACGCAGGACACTGTGCTCAAAACCGCCGAACGGTTGAACAACGCGCTTGTCAAGCAGGAGGAGGATCTCCAGCAGCAGCTCACCGATATGGAAGTTGCCGCGACTAAGCGCAAGGAGGCCGAGAGCGAAAAGGCGTATCAGGATTCTCTGAACGAGAAGTACGCCAAGCTGAAAAAGGCATCCAAGGAAAACGAACAGCAGATTCTCAACGAGATTGCCGAGCTCAAGGAAAAGCACGCCAAGGAACAGTTGGAAAAGGACGAGGCGAACCAGAAAACGGCACTCCAGACCCAGCTGAAAGCCGTGCAGAAGTACCGCGATGAGTACGAGAAAGCGCTCGATGAGATCGAGAAGCGGCAGGACAAGTTTGCTGAGAAACTGGCCGACTACGGCGACCTGTTCGAGAAGACGAGCGGCAAGTTGGGCAACAGCTTCAAGATTCGCGACCTGCAGGACGACATCGACCAGATCAACGCCTTTGGCGATGCACTGCAGGCGCTCAAGGAACGCGACATTCCGGAGGAGCTGCTCTCCGGCATTGCGGACATGAGCCTCGACGACGGTCTGGCGTACAGCCAGAAGCTGCTGCAAATGACTGAGGAGCAGTACAACGCCTACATCGTCAAGTGGCAGGAAAAGCAGGCTGCTGCGCAGAGAGTTGCCGCGCAGTTCTATCAGGACCAGCGCACGACACTCCAGAACGATTTTATCGATCGGCTGCCCGAGGATTTAGGCGTGCTGACCGATCAGCTGGAGGATGTCGGCGTTGATGCAATGATGGGCTTTAACGAGGGCCTGGCGAAGGCGGGCAAGACCGCGATCGCAACCGCGCGTTCCATCGCCAACGCCATCATCCGCGAGATGCAGCGTGCCATGGACATCCACAGCCCGTCCCGCAAGATGCGCGATCTGGTCGGCGTACCGACCGCACAGGGCTTTATCGTCGGTTTCGAGGATGAAATGGACGGCTGGGGACGTAAGATGCAGTCCGCCGTTGCCGCGGAAACCGGCAAAATCAGCGTAGCCGCAGCCGCCCAGAGCGAGGGCAGAGCCGCCGCTGGCGGTGTCACCCGTGAGGTGCACAACAGCACGAAAACGGTCGAGAAGGTTGCCCGCATCGAGGGGGACGGCGTGACCGGTGAGCTGGTCCGTATGCTCGGCCTGCGGCTCAAGGAAGAAGATAACCGCGTAGGCGATACACTGGAGGATTGAGCATGAATATCAAACTGAACGGCACCGTCTACGCGGTCGGTGTGGCGTCGGTAACGCGCACGCTGCGCCGCACGGAGAAATACCGTGTGACAACCGAGGACGGCCGCACCCATCGAGAGGTGCAGGCCACCTACATGGATTTCACGCTGAACCTCGGCAGCTTCGGCAGTGCGGAGTACGACCGTCTGATGTCGCTGCTGCGCTCGACGACCGACGATATTGCCGTAGAGCTGCCGAGCAGCCACACCGGCACGGAAACCTATGTCGGCGCATTCGACAGCGTTTCCGACGAGATCATCACCGAGGACGAGGACGGCGTTCTGTGGGACAACCTCACGCTGTCCTTTACCGGCACCGAGCCGCTGGAGGTGTAGCCGATGAAAACGACCTGTGAGTTCCGGTTCGGGTTCTGGGACGTAACGGCGAGAGGGGACGCGCACTTTGCCGTGTCGCAGAATCAGGACTATGCCCGTATCGAGGACATCAACGCGGAGGACCCGATCGTGTTCCCGAATGTCGCCACACTCGAGCCGGATTTCGGCTTTCCGCTGGACGGCTCGAAGGAGTGGCTGCCGGACAACGCCCGCCTGACACAGTGGGGATGGTGGAGCACCGACCTGTCCGGCGGCGATCTGACCTTTTCCAACCCGCCCACGCTGACCGTCACGTTCTACGACGAGGACGGCACGCCGACACCGCACAGCAGTGCCGGTATTACGTTCACATTCGTTGCCACGCTGCCTAAGACCGTGAACATCAAATGGTACGGCTATGACGGCGGCCTGCTGGCTGACAAGGACTTCACGCCTGACCGATTCGACTATTTCTGCGACTGGCAGGTTGAGGACTACTACAAGGTGGTCGTGACAGTGAAATCCATGAAGTACGCGCACCGTTTTTTCCGTGCCTCGAGTATCCTGTTCGGTGTGCTTGAGATTCTGGACGATGCGCGTGTTACCTCGGCAAATCTCACCGAGGAGATCAGTCCGGTGGCGCTCACGCTGCCGATCAACAAGGCGGAGGTATCGTTCTATACGCCGAACAGCCGCTTTGCTCTGCTCGATCCGGCAGGCGCGTACCGCCTGTTTCAGTGGAAGCAGGAGCTGACCGCTTACAAGACCGTGGACAGCACGCGCACCATGCTCGGCAAGTATTATCTGCAGGAGGCAACCGGCACGGTGGATGCGGTGACCGCACTCTCGTGCGTGGATATGATCGGAGTGCTGGATACCGTCGAGTACAAGGGCGGCATTTACGAGAAAACGCCGGTCAGCGACCTGCTGGACGATATTCTCACGCCGGAGAACGTGGAATTTGAACTTGACAAGGCGTTTGACGGAGTAACACTCACCGGATACCTTGCCATCGGCTCCAAGCGGACGGCGCTGCAGCAGATTGCGTTTGCTATCGGAGCGGTGGTCGATACGGCACGGACGGAAATCGTGCGGTTCTATCCGGCACCGAGCGAGATTACCAAGACCATCACACCGGAACGGAAGATCGTCGGGCACAAAATTACGATGGAGGCGCTTGTCACGCAGGTGGACATCACCGCGCACCAGTACACGCTCATTACGGACGAGGTGAAGGAGCTGAACAAGGCGACCTTTGAGGTCGGGGAGCATACTGTCACGTTTTCCTCGCCGGTTTCGGTGACTTCGGTTTCCGGTGCAGCTATCGTGGAGAAGCACCCGAACTACTGCATTGTGAACGTCACCAAGGCCGGAGAGGTCATTCTGTCCGGTTACGGGTATGAGGACACGAAGACGGTTTACACGGTCAAGACCGAACCGCTGCCTGCCGGTGCCAAGGCCAGCGCAAAGAGCGTCACGAGCGCCACGCTGGTTGACCCGGGCAAGGCGCAGGACGTCGCCCGGCGGCTGTACGATTATTATCAGCTGCGCTATACCGACGAGGGACAGATCCTGCCCGGACAGGAGCAGGCCGCAGAGCGGGCAGAGGTGTCCAGTCTGGGCGGGCGCACGCTGACCGGCTATATCCAGCGCGTTGTGACCGACCTGTCCGGCGGCGGTCTGGAAACCATTACGCTGAGAGGACGGTAACGCATGAGTATTATCGACACGCTTATCACAAACCGCACCCGGGGCGATTACTACAACATTACCGACCTCAACCGTGTCGGGCAGGCCATGCGGTACGTTGCCGCACGGCTGCGTGCCTGCGGCTTTGATGTGGTAGTCACGCCGCGGACGGACTGGGTGTGGACGGACAGAGCCACACCGGCAGCCGCCAAGCGGTACCTGAACAACCTGCGGAAGATCCGCAAGGCACTTGTGCTGTTCGTGAACACGCCGAACGTACCGAGCGGCAAGCGGCCGTTCACGGCTGAGGAGGCCAATGACATTGAGAAAATCCTGATCGACGTAGAGGACATGGTGCAGCGCACCATGCAGTGCTGGTACTTCTGCGGCGATCTGTACGCCGGGGAGGTGTGAAATGAGAGCAAGACAAGCCCTGAATCCGGGCCGTATCAAGCTGACGTTTGAGGACGGCTCGACCAAATACGCCGTCATGGAGCGTGCGGACAATCCTGTTGTCGAGGGTGATCCGCTCAATCCGTACACGCTGCTGAAAGATGAAACGTGTACCATGCTCGGCGGCAATCCCGAAACCATGGTGCCGGATGATGCATTTCAGATGCTCGCGGCGCTTGCGGCCAGCGGCGGCGGCTCCGGTGACGTTGGAGAACTGGAGGACACCGCCTTTGAGGTTGGCACGATCACGAACGCCGGGGCAGGCTGGAACACGTTCAAGTTTAGGGAGGCGTTCGACGCTGCACCGCAGGTCATCTGCCAGGCCGAGGACTTTGACGGCATCGTGCAGGTGAAAAGCATCACGGCGGACGGGTTTCTGTACTGTCTGCGGACGCTTTCCACCGGCAGTTACTACACCGGCGGCTCGTCCGGATCGACGCCGTCGCATAGCGCGAACACGCTCGTCAACGGAAGTACAACCACAGCCACAGCGGTGAAAATCCGCTACTTGGCTATTGAATACGGAGGTGAACGGTAATGTTAGGCGTGAATCAGCTTGACTTTATCAACTATTGCAATGCCCTGAAAGGTAACTACCGCAAGGGCGTGCACAAGATGGAAACGCTGCTCGAAAATCCGACCCACGCGAAAGAGTTTGCGAAGAATCTCGGCGGTGTGTCCGTTGTGCTGGGTACGCCGGTAGGCAAGGAAGACCGCAATAGCGAAACGCTGCGCTCCATGCTGCTGGCCAGCGATGTGGCGAACGATGCCGTCTACACATGGATGGGGCAGTATTACGAGTTCGACAGCTGGGATGAGCTGCTCGGCGACGAGGATCGCTGCAAGGCGATGATGGCGAACGAACTGATGTGGCGTGCGCTGTCCGCCAGCGGCGTGGCGATGGGCAAGACCGTGGCAACGCTCGCGGGCCTGTCCTGCAGCGCGTATGACGATATGAGCGCGGTCGCTGCATCTTCGACCGCTATGGCGGCAATCATCGCAAACAGTACAGCGCTCAATGCTGTGGTATCGTCG